GAGGGAGAGAATGAAGTCCGCAGAGTTGCGGCGGGCACCAAAGATCGGCGGTTGATCATGGATCGGCGTACGTTCCTGGCGTTGATCTTGTGTTGGTTGGTGCTCGGCGTGATGCTTGCGGTTGAGCTACGGCAGGGCTAGCGCCATGCCCACCAACGGGGCAACGGCACTAGGCCAAGTGTTGCGGTGGCCGGGGCACCGTTGCTCATCCGTGGTGGGTCCACCCATTGGCCATGTACCTTGACGCGGCCGCCCGCCCCGGGGCAGTCATGGCCGTCTAGGTGGGCTTGGGCTACAGCTTGGTAGGCCGCAACACTTCCGCCTAGCTCACGGACCGCGCGGGGGGTGACGTCCACTTGCCAATGGTGGCAACCCTGGCAGACAGCCACACATTCACTGGCCCGGGGTGGCTTGTTCACTTAGCTGCACCAACGATGATCACGGCCACGGCCAGGGCTAGGACAGCTATGGCCAGCACGAACAGGGCCACGGATAGTCTGACCACGGCACGCAACACTGACGCGGGGGCAGGCACCATCGGATCATTCATGGTGGCCAGGGTAGTCACCACGTACGGGATGGGGGGGCCGTGTCGGTGCGTGGTGCGTACGGCACGCGGGCACCCTTGCGGCGGTTACAGGTGGCGTGTGCCGGGCCAAGGTTCTCTAGCGATATGGGGTGCCCGCCTAGGGCCAACGGCACGCGGTGGTCTAGGTGCCACGCTTGCCAGGGCTGCACGGTGTCATGGCACACGGTGCAGGGTGCCGGAAGGGTGGCCGCCACGTAGGCCCGGACCGCCCGCCATTGGGTACGGGTGACACCTTGGTCCGCCATGGCCCGCCACCACCCGTCACGGTTGGCCATCGGTGCCACGCTTCCCGGCCGGATGGGCCGCTACGGATTGAGCTAGCTCTAGGTCCCGATGCTCTAGCGCGTACACCCTGGCCCAATAGGCGGACGGGGCAGACGCCTCCCACCCGCACCGGGTACACCACGCCATCCCATCGGCCGTGACGATTACGGGGTCTAGGTTCCCTTTGTGTGTTTTAGAACGTTTCGTCATGGCCGTCTGTACGCCGTTCTAACGGACTTTCTCGGGTGGGGTGGTGTGATCCGTCGTCCCTGACCTGGCAACCGCGTAGGCGGGCGTCTGCGCGTTCTAGCGCGGTCCAGGCGGTCCCTAGGTCATGTGCTACTTGCCGTAGGGCTTCCCGGTCGGGGTGGGTGGGGGTCATGGTGCGCAGCTCGGTTAGGGCGTCCACCACCAGGGCGTCCGTAGCGGTGGCCACCAAGGCCAGCCTGATCCGGGCTTGGGTTAGCGCGTCGATCATGGCTTAAGTCTGGACCGGACCACCGACAGTCTGTAACGCATCCCGTGGCGTAGGGCGGTTACCGTGCGTAGCCGCTTGGGCCAGCCATCCAGAGGGTTCAGGGCGTACGGGGACCCCCTAGGCGGCCGTGCCATGACAAGTGTCATGGACAACCGCCTAGGGGGTCAGTAGTCATCCGTCAGGACGAGGGGTTTTCGCTAACCGGGCACGGGGATTAGTCGTGCCCCGGGACCGGGGATTGTAGGTAGCTACCCGGACCCCCCGCCATGGGTGTCCGGTTGGGGGGTTCACCCCTGAGCGCATCGGGTCCGCCTTCACGGCGCGTGCTACCTACTCGGATGCCCTTTGTTCTCACTACACCCGGGGGCCAGCCGGTGGGCTTCACGCTCCCCCGCCCCTGCCGGGGACGGGATCACGGCGTGTCTTGCGTATGTGGGGGCGGAACCATGTAGCGTGTGCCCCGTTGTGTTCTAGGCAAGCGCGACAGTAGGTCCCCGCCCCCGCCAGGGCGGGGACCTAGCGCGTTTGCGGCGTGTCGCGTTCGCCCCGATGGCGGCCCCCCGGGCCGTCCCTAGCTCGCCACCACGCCCGTCCCCACCGCACGGCGGCCACGATGGCCAGCCCGGCCAGCAGGGCGGCCAGCCCGCCGCCACCCACCACTAGCACGGTGGGCAGGGTGGCGGTGGCCGCCGCGTCCATCAGGTGACCGCCCGCAAGATTCCCTGTACGGCGTCCAGCAGGGGCACCAAGTTTCCGGCGTCATCCCGGACTTGGTAGCGCTTCCACACCTGATCGCACACCTTGACCGCCAGGGCTTCCGAGCGGGCGTCCTGCGCAGCTTGAAACATGGTGGACATTGCGTCCCCGAACGTGTGCGTGGCCTTCCCATCGGTGCCGTACACCTTGAATCGGGTCCACACTTCGTCCGCGATTTCTTCCACACTTGGCATGTACTCAACCTCTCCATCCATGATCATCCGGACGGCCGCCCGGGCGTCATTCATGTTCAGTGGGTCCGGATCAACCTTGCGGTCCGGGGCGTATTCCTTGTGTGAGGTAAGGGCATTGGCCGGGTCCCACCCGTAGTGGGTCATCAGGGCCGCCACCCCCACCCCACCGCTGGACCGTTGATCGGCGGTCCACTTCTCCCCCGTCGTGTGGTCCGTCTCGATCCCGATGCAGTCGGTATTTCCGTACCCGGCACGGACCACCCCCCACGCTTGGCCGTCCCCGGCGTGGTTGGCCCGCCCGGCCGCGCACACGTGCCACGTGCCGTCATAGGCCAGCCACAATTGCGAGAGGGGGCCAGTCAGCCCGGGGCGGCCGTTGACGATGACGTCCGACCCGTTGGACGTCTCGCCAGCCGGGGACGCGTCATGGTGAAGCATGATCGCCCGGGGGTCAAAGTTGCCTGACACGGCACGGGTTTTCCACCCCGCCTCTTCGTACACGGGTAGCCCGGCACGGCGTAGGACGTCCGCCAGGTCCGTCAGCATGGCCACGGTCAATCCCCCTCGGACAGTAGGACGCCAGGGGGCAACGTGGTGTCCGTGATGACCTGACCGCAGACGCCACACACCACCGATGACAGCGGTGGCCCGGTGGGGTCGAAAGCTAGTTCGATGGGAATATCGGCGTTGGGGCATCCGTCCGTGTGACACGTGGCTGTAAACGTCTCCATAGGTAATGTGTCCCTTCCTGTCTAGCCCGGACCTGACGTGGGGGTCATCTGCACGGCCACGTACCGGATAACGCCCGTCCCTGACGTGGCCGCCCCGCTTGGGTTGAATGCGCGCAACGTGGTCCCACCGGCCGTGGTCCCGGCCGCCAGGGCGAACGTGTAACCGTTGGAATCGTGGGAGACAGCCACACACGGAATCACGCTGAATCGGCCAGCCGGGAACGTGACAGCGGTCCCCACGCCAGCGTTGATCGCCAGGGCGGCCGTATTCAGCACACCGGCCGCCATGGCGAACGGGACCGCCGTCTCTAGCTTGTCCGCTAGAGCCTTGATCGAATCGTCCCCTTGGTTCACGGGGTCGGTGTCCAGCGGGTACGGAAACCCCTTGGCGGTTGCGCTTGGCATCGGGTCCCTTCCTGTCTTACGTCAGTGGCGGGCCAACGCCCACCAGGTCAGCCCACGTCATGGCCGGGTCAAGGTCCGCCCACCGCCACGCCGGGTCCATCTGCCCCCACGCCACGGACCCGCCTTGGAAACTCGCATCGGACACGGTGAGCTCAAGCACCCACCGGCCGTCCGCGAACGTGTAGCGGCCCCCCTCTAGGTAGACACCTATGGCGGGTGCCCCCGGTGCCCACGCCGGTAGGTCGATCAGCCGCAACGGGCGGCCGTTGCGGGACGTGCCGTCCAGCAGGGCCAGCAGGGCGGCCACGTTGGCGGCCGGGGTGGCCGTGGTGTCCGGGGCGTCATCTACGGTCAGCCCGCCCGCCTGCCAGCCCTGCCCGGTGCGAGCTAGGACGGCCGTGGCCACCGTGTGGGCATCGGCGGCCGTGCGTAGCAGGGTGGACAGCCCTAGCCGCCGCACCCCGGCCACCGCTTCCCGGTCCGGGGCCACCAGCGATTCCGTAACCTCGGTGGTGGTCACCAAGCCGTTGTCGTCTAGCCCTTCCTGTAGCCAGGTCACGTCAGCTCGGGTGATGATGTCCGCCACCGATTGGGACCACGTGACAGGTTCGCGGGCCACATCACACGCGGACAGCGGTTGGAATCCGGCCGCCGCGTCCACGATGACAACCACCCCGGACACCATGGCCAGGGTATGACCGGACACCCGGGCGGACGGGTCTTCCACGGCCAGATACGGGCCGTTGACCTGATGGGTAGCGGACCACATCACGGCATCGGTGGACGCGGCCAGGTCACGCAACAGCCCGGCCGCCGCCCGGTGGTCCACGTCCACCCATGACACGGGGATGGCACCAGGGCGGGCGTCTATGTCCGCTGTCACCCCTAGCCCGGTCAGGGCCAGGATGCGGTCAAACCGCGCGGCCATCGGCTCAGCTAGCCACGGTTGGTCCCCCACGTACACGTTGGCCAGGTCCGCCGTGAAGTCCGATGCCGTGGCCCGCAGTAGGGGCGTCCCGGTGGCGTCATCCCACCCCATGGTTAGGTCCGTGACGCGTCCGGCGTACACCAGCACGGTGGACGGTTGCCCGCCAGCAGGGGCCAGGACGCCCACGTCGTCCACGTATGCGGTGGCCAGGTCCCCCCACGTGGTGTCCGCCGCCAGCGTGGCCCACGTGGTGGTGTCCGGGACGTCCGCCCACCGCCACCCCAACCCACGCCCGCCCGCCACCGGGGCGAGCTGGACGAACAGCCCTAGCCACGCCCCGGTCACGGACACCGGCAGGGTGCCGGACAGGTTGACCCACGCCCCGGTCCCGGCCGCCGTCAGGTCCCGGCCGGTAAGCACGGTGGCGGCCGCCGCGTAGGGGCCAGCGAACAGCACGGGCCGGACCGTGACCACCGTGTCCGGGGGGGCGTACACCCACCCGCCATACGTCCAGACCTGGCCCGGGGCGGTGGCCGGGATGGCGTCCCACGCCCCCGGGTCGGTGCCGGGGGCCGCGAACGGGGCCGGACCGATCACGACGGACAGGGCGGCCGCCCCGTTGACCGGGGCCAGCTTGAGCGCTTGGGCTCCACCATGGGCGCGGCGGGTGGACACGGCCGGGGCCGTGTTGATCGCGTTGGTGACGGCCGGGGGGTCGGACTCAAAACCGGGGTCGGGCCAGCCCGGCAGGGTGGCGGGCGGGTAGGTGATCCCGGTGGCCGTCACCCGTACCGGCGTGCCCACCGTGAACGTGTCCGCGAACGATTCCCCACCCGGGGCGTCCATCAGGTCAAACGCACACACCGATGGCTCGGGTTGGTCAACGGTGGACGCCCGCCCCCACGTGATGGACAGCCCGGACAGGGCGGTTGGCGCGTCCAGGGCGTCACCCGGTGTCCCGTCCGCCACCCGGACGCCATCGGCGTACAGGGTGGCCGTGGTGCCCGTGCTCATCCGGGCACCCCCACGCCAACGCGGACGCCAGCCCTGCGGCGGTCATCCTCGCGCAACACCTGGCGCAGCTTGCGGCCAGCGTCCACCCCGTCCAGCACGCCGTAGAAATTGAACACGTTGCCCCCGCCAGCGGCCGCCGATGCGGTGGCCCCGGGGGCCGCCGCCGCCAGCGTGGGGGACACCCCGGCCGTGGTGGCGGACAGGTTCACCCCTGGCAGCTTGGACAGCCATGACGGGGCGGACGGGAAGTGGATACGGCCGATCCACGATATGACGGACTGAATCGCGGCCACCACCGCATCCCACGCGGCGGCCACGGCATGTACGGCCGCCACGGCCGGGGCGGCCGCCGCTTGGATGGCCGCCCACACGGTGGTGGCGGCGGACTTGATCTTGGTCCACACCCCGGTCCAGTAGGTGGCAAAGTCTCGCCACTGTCCGGTCAGGAATGACCACGTGGCCGTGGCCGCTACCTTGATCGCGTTCCACGTGGCCACCGCCGCCACCCGTACGGCATTCCACACGGCCGTTACCACGGTCCGGAATAGTTCTGACTTACGCCAGAGTAGAACGGTAATGAACACCAGGGCGGCCACCGCCGCCACGATGGCCAGAATGATCAGCGACACCGGGCTAGACACCACGGCCAATATGGCCATGACCACGTTGATAACCATGATCGCGGCGGCCATGGCGGCCAGCACGCCCACCAGGATCTTGACCACGGTGGCGTTCTGGGCGGCCCACTGTGCCACCTTGGACAACGCGTCCGTGAGCTGTGTCATTAGTGGCAGTAGGGACTCACCCAAAGTGGCCTTGGCATTCTCCCACTGTGCGGCGGACCGGGCTTGGGCACCGGCCAGCGTGTCGGACTCGGACGCAAACTTGCCGGTAGCGTCCGCCGTCTGGCCCATGATCAGCCCTAGCGTGGCGTTCGCCTTGGCCGCCGATGCGGCGGACCCGGTGAGCTTGGACTGGCCCTTGGCGGCCAGCTCGGCGGACACCTTGGCCGCCGTAAGGCTAGTGCCGTAACGCTCTAGGGGGTCCATTTCACCCTTGAGCGCAGACGACAGGGCAGACACGGCGTCCGCCGTGCTGCCCCCGTAGGTGGCGGCCAGGTCCGCGCCAAGCTTAATCAGGGTGTCCGTTTTGGTGGCCACTTGGTCCAGGGGTAGCCCGGCATTCTTGAGCTGTGAGCCGATGACCGTGGCCAGGTTGCCGTACTCGGACGCGGCCAGCCCGACAGAATCGGCGGCCGCGTTGGCCCACCCCTTCACGGTGTCAGCGGACGCCCCAAACACCGCGTCTAGGCCGCCCATGGCCTGCTCGGTGGCCGATGCGGCGTCCACCGCACCCTTGCCAAACGCCACGATGGCACCCAACGCCAGCCCGGCCGGTACGGCCGCCTTGGCCATGCCCTTACGGAACCGTGACGCGGACTTATCCACCTTGTCCAGCCCGGTGGCGGCCGCCGCCGCATCCACCACCACCTTGATCCGCAGTAGCGCGTCACCTGCCATGGCGGGCGGCCCTTTCGGCTTGATCGGCTAGGACGTCTAGGACAGTGGCCAACGTGGCGTCATCGGTGTCTAACCACGCGTCCGGGTGGGTGTTCGTCGCTAGAGCTACCTCCACTAGTAACCGGACTCGGCTTCCGGGCCGGTAGGGGGGACGGCATCAGCGGCCCCGGTATCGGACGCGGCGGTCACTTCCTGCACGCTGTCCCGGAACCCCTCATAAGTCATCGTCTGGGGAATGACGCCGGTACGCCGGGACGCGTGCCACCCAAGGAAAGACAGCCACAGGAACGGGGCGGCCGTCATCGGCGGCCACTTGTGTTTGTAGGCCGTCATGTCATAAGCCACTAGATCGGCGTTAGTGGCTTGGATGGTGTAGGGGTCCCCCTCACCCGGCACCACGTACAGGGTGGGCGTGGTCAGCCCGGGACGGGCCGTCACAGGGCACCCCTGACCTTGCCTAGCGCGCTATCCACGGCGTCCCGGTACTCGCCCACCACCTGGCCCGTCCGGTCCGTTAGAACGGCGTAGAGCCACGGCCGGGGCCGGATGTTGTGCGGCCCCCGTAGCCCTACCCGGGGGCCAACGCCAAAGTGGATCGGCCGGGCGTACGTGGCGGCCGCCACCACGGTCACGCTGTCAGCGGTGGGAGCCAGGGCACGGACCGATCCGGCCAGACGCCCCGTGCGGCGTGGGGCGGTCCGTGCCCCGGCGTCCCGTAACCGCCTGCCCACCGCGCGGTTGGTGTCGGTCAGGTTGGCCAGCTCCCGGGCGGCCGTGTGCAGGGTGCGGGCCAGGGTGTCCGCACCCTCCACCGTTACGGCGTCGCTCACGCGTCCGCCCCGACCAGCTCACCATCAGCGGCCGCGCCACCCGTGCCGTAGGTCCAGGCGGGCGTACCCACCACCCCCCATGACAGGTCCGACGCCAGGTCCACGCCGTATTCGTCCCCGCCAAAGTCCAACGGTTCGATGATCACCTGTCCGGTGGCGGTGGTCCCGTCGGCCGTGTTGGCCGTGTAGGTGAAGTCCTGCACGGACCCGGCCGCGTCATGGGAGAGCGCGAACAGCCCGGCCGCCCCCGCTTCGGTGTCTAGGTCTACGTTCCCCTCTAGCTTGTACGTAAACGTGATGGCACCCGCCTTGACTGTGCCACACAGCTTGGTGGTGTCATCCTTCTTGTCCGTCTCGTGAGTGATGGACAAGCTATTGACTAGGCATGATGCGTCAATCGGGGTCCCCGTGGCACCGATGGTCAGTGTTCCCGGGCCAAATACTGGCATCGGATCATCCTTCCTGTCTTAAGTCAGCGAACGCGAGTATTCCACGTGAATTGGTAGGCCGGTAGGGGGTCGGACTGACCGTCCACGGCCAGCTCGTACGGGGACCCGGACACCGGCAGTCCGCCTAGGGCCGCTTGCATCCGGGACACCAGGTCACTGATGGTGTCCAGCGATTGACGGGTGCCAGCGTTGGGGGCCACGCACAACACCCGCCAATCGGCGGCCCACGTCCCGTCCGCGAACCGCAGCGTTACGGCCGGGGGCGTGATCAGCACACACGGGGGGTTCAGCTCGCGGGTGTCCAGCGCTGCCCGCACCCCACCAGCCTCTAGGGCGTCCCGTAGGTCCGCCATGGCTTGGTAGATCGTGGTGGCCATGCCCATCATCCCACCCGGGGTGGGGCGTAATACCCTTGGTGCAGTAGGGCGTCAACGTCCGCATCCCGGCGTGGCAAGTAGACCGCGCCATCGGTGAGGGGCTCCACCCCGGACGGGGTGTTGCGGCGTCGGTACAGGCGGGCGGCCAGCATGACCGCCCCTTGGGTCACATCAGCGGGCCACAGTCCGGCCGGGTCATCGTCCGGGGGTACCGGCAGCTCGCGGACGTACGCGGTGGCGGCCACCCATGCGTTGGTGGCCGCCACGACGTCCGCTATCAAGGCATCATCAGCGGCGTCCGTGATGTGTAGCCACGCCTTGACCTGGCCGGTAGTGATCATGGGTTAGACCCGGGACCGCCGCGAGCTGGACTCACCATCGGCGGGCGGGGGCGGGGGGCCAACGGCCGCCGTGTCCACGGACACGATGCCACCGGGGACCGTGATCCGGGACGTCCCCATTCCCCAAATGCCCACGTCCACGCCAAGCTTGGCCACGTCGTCACCCTCGACCGCGAACGGGCCATCTTCGGCCCATGACGCGGCCTGACTCGATCCCACCAGCAGCGTCCCGGCCGGTAGGGACTTGGCCTTGGTCACGGACAGCCCGGACACGTTGACCCGCAACGTAGCCGCGTCCGATGTGCCACCCACGTTTGACGTCCCGTACTGACCCGGTACCAGCCCGGTCAGGGTGCCGATGGCCGCGAACACGTCCGGGGCGGCCAACACCACGTCAGCCGGTACGCCAACGGCGTCATCCACCGTGCTGGACGCATCGAACAGCACCGGCAGCAGGGCGGCCAGGTCACCACCGATCAGCGGCCACGAACCGTCCGGGGTGGCGGCCGCCGCCACGGCCGCCGAAAACGCGGCGTCAGTGGTCACGGCGTACGCGATAGACAGAATCCGCGAGTAAGCCTCCCGGTAGGACGGGGATGACCGCCGCAGCAGTTGGTAACTGATGTCGGACGCCCCGGCGTAGGTGGCCAGCTCGGCGGACGCATTCTTGATCGACACCTTACGGGTGGTCACCTCGGTCTTTTCGGTGACCTGCTCGCCCACTAGGCCGTCATACCCGCCATCGTAATAGGGCCAGTTGAGCGTCATGCCAGAGTCACCAGCGGACGAGGGGCCGCCGAACGCGTTAACCACCACGCGGGCACGGTCCATGATGCCGACAATGGTTGTCAGCCATGACGGGGGTACCACGCCAGGGTTGTCCGTGGTGACCTGATCGGCCAGGGCGAACGCCAGCCGCTCATCATCGGTGATCCGCCCCTCACGGGCGGCCACCATGAACTCACCAAGGGAGGCGAACCGGGCCAGCGGGTGGGTGGCCGTCTGCACCCCAAGGAAGGGGGCCAGCTCGGCGGCCAGCTCGGCCGGGGAGAACGTGAACGGTCCGGCCGTGTCGGCCGGGGGGGCCGTGTCGTCCGGGGGGGCCAGCGTGGGGGGCATGGTGGTTCCTTCCTGATGGAATCGGGCCAGGGCTGCCCCGGCCGCGCCTATGCGTGCTTGGTTGAATTGGGGGACCGTGACGGCCGAGACTTCCCGGACCACGCCCCCCAACGGGATCGGCTTGTCCGTCCCGTCCCACATGGCGGCCCACATGGCGTCCGCCGTGTCCGCGTCCAGCTCCACCCCGACCGACAGCCCGTCACGCCACTTGAGCGCGACCTCGCGCATCAGCTCGGCCGCGCGGGGGTGGGATTCGTCCACCGCAAACGTCATGTGTAGGCCGTCGTCCGCGACCGTGGCGGCCGTGGCGTACCCGGCCGGGCGGTCGTCGTCGTGCCCGATCAACAGCTTGACCGTTGACAGGTCATCGGGGACAGACAGGGTGTCCCGGGTGAACACCACCGGGACCCCGAACCGTTCTGCCGGAACGTCCCACGGCACGGCCAGCCCGGACACGGACGTCAGGGTGGACACGGCCGCCGTACTCGGCCCGGCCAGGTCAAACCTGGCCACCGACAGGTCAGGGCGTGATGGAAGCGGGGGCATTGGACAGCCCTTCCGTAGCGGTGGGATCGGTCACGGTGGGCTCAAGGGTGCGGGCTTCCACGGCGGTCATAATCGGGCCACCGGATGCGGCCACCAGGGCCGCCACCCGTGCCGCGAAACCGTCCCGTAGGTAGTCCGTCACGTCGAAACGAACGTCGGTGCCGTAGGCCACGTGCAGGCCCTTTCGGACGGCCGTGGCCCCGGCGTCGGTGATGGTCACGGCGTAGGCGTCCTGGCTTAGCGTCTGCTCAACCGGGGCGGACCACGGGCGTAGGGCTTCCAACAGGTCCCGGCGTCTGTCGGTCACGTTGGCGTAGGTCATGGATGACCCCTCATCCACCCCTAGCGCGGACCCCGGCAGGCCAAACAGCCGGGCGATATCCTTGGTCACTTGGTCCATGACCTCGACTAGCTGTAGGTCCCGGGCGTTATAGCCGGGGGTGATGGCGTCCATGTACGCGTTTAGGAACCCCGTCCGCCCGGCCGCCCGGCCGGATTCCCACCGGGCCAGGATGGTGTCAATGGCGTCATCGGCAATGTCCGCCCCGGTATTCTTGAGAATCAGGGACGGGACGGGTTCGTCCGCGTACTTGGCGGCCGCACACATCAGGGTGGCGAACGTCTCTAGCAGGGGGGCACCGAAACGGCGTAGGCCACCCATGCCCGCGAAGTCGAATACCACCAGCTCGGATCGGTTGATCGGTTGGCCGTCCAGTAGCCACCGGGGCACCTTGTCCGGGTCGGGGTCCGGGGCCGGGATGATCCGGTCCGGGGACAGCCGGTAGAACCCCCCGGGGACCCGCCGCCAGACGCACCGATCGAACCACACGCCATCCCGGATGGTGTCACTGATGATCTTGAGTGACGTCCGGTCCGGGTCCGGTTGAGCTAGCCACGGGTAGGTGGCGTCATCTAGGCGGGTGGTGCCCTTCCACGCGGCCAGCCGGAACGTCGAAATCGTGCCCACGATGACCGCCATGGCACGCCGGACACCGGGGATGGACTCGGCTTCCGTGGCGAACCACCGGGTGGCCTTGGCTTCCGCTATCGCGCGGGTGATCGCGTCCGGGTACTGGACGGGGCGGGGTGCGGGTTCCATCGGCTCGGGAAGCGTGAACGCTGCCCGGGCGGCCGTAGCTGGACCGTCGTCCCGTTTCCGGGACAGTAACCCCATGGCCAGACAGCAGACACCCGCCCGGCCGCCACGTCAAGGCTTAAGCCATGATCAACACCGGACCGCGCGTGTCTTAAGCCAGAAAATGACGGTCCCCCTGTCCATGGCGGACAGGGGGACCGGGGGAGGGGCCACGCGTGGCTAGCTCTGGGGGGGGTGGCCACGTGTGCCCGTGCGTGGCCAGGGGGCGGGCTTGGGT